ACTGAATCGTAGTGATCTGGAGTTTCAGTAAGCCTAGAAACCTTGACCAACGCCATACATAAAGCAGCTTGGTGTGGTGTGATTGGGAAATCAAGATATGCACTCCACAATCCTGCGATTCTTTTGTGATTGTAGTACGGATGTCCATAGACACTTCCGCGCTCTTGGATCGTAGTAATGACTTCATTTAATAGATCCTCAGTTTTTGTCATAATCAAAAACCGCTCTTGACTTTAACTTACGAAGTCTTTCTTGATGCTCATTACTGGCTTTCCATCCAGCTGATCTACCAGCCCAGAAACCATTTTCGTAATGTTTTTCCATACGCCATTCATCAATAAAATAAATGACCATTCCGACAAAACCTGCCAGAATCATCCAATAAATTGCATTTTCCATTTATTGCTCCCTTTTCGCAAAACATTTGTTTGCGTTGGGATTAGTATGACGCTATTTACCGACAGCGCAACCATTTCCTGGCTAAAGTTTTATAACGATTAGATAACGCTAATATCCTCAAAATCGTCGATATGGTCATCAATCGTCCTATCCCGATAATCGGTTTCACGCCCCATAACTCTTTCCTAGAGCTGTAAATGATCCATCTTTGTTAATAGGAATAAGCGTAGGGGTCATGTTTTTACCATTCCATTCAAGGATAGCAATACCCATCTGCCAATTGGCTAAGCCTTTTGTATAGGACGCTTTTGCCTTGTTCATAAGGTTACCTACCTCAATGCCATATAAAGGCCTGTAATGGCCTCCTAAGCCTTCAGAAAAGGCCGACATACCTAACTTATGGGTATGCCCACAAACTACGCTCTTACCGGCCTTTCTGGCCAGATTTAGGGCAGTTATACCGGCATTAGGATTTGAGTTACCTTCATCGCCATGAGCCAAGATCCAGCCCTTTTCAAACTCATAGAATGATTTATGGAAGGTTATGCCCAAAGAATCAAAATCCATAAACTTAGAGTATTGCAGCTCAGGAAGGCTAATTAAGCCAGGTACTTTTAATAAAGTGTTGTAAAGCCTATCGGTGTGATTTGATCGAACAATGTGGGCTTCCTTAGCATTCTCAGTTAAAGCCCAAAGAATTTCTTGAGTTGCTGTCCTATCATCATCAAGGGTTTGTTGATAAGCCAAAGGTGTTTTCTCAGCCCAACGGCTAATGGTCTGAAAATCAATTTCATCACCCACGCATAATACTGAATCAAACTTTTCTTTTCGAGCCAGCTTAATAACATTCTTAACAGCTGTTTCATGGTGGTACGGAATTTGCAAATCACTTATTACTAAGTATCGCTTAATCGTCATCCTCATCGTCAGTTGGATCTATGGAAGGAATAATCCCGCCATCGCCTACAATCCAATCAGGAAATGTTTTATGTTCAGTCATAAGCCAAAAAGCATGTTCAGGCGTAAATCCTGCTTTTCTGGCTGCTTTATAGCATTCGTGTAAAGCCATGTAATGTTGATCGATTTTACTTAATGGCTCAGGAGTATGGCGAACTACTCTCCGATTAACCTTTTTGCGTGGTGTGCGTTTTCGTGTGTTCGCCATAAAATAAATTATCGCCTATTAACTAAAGAGAACAGTTCATCAACACGCTGTTCTAATCTCAAACTTCTTTCATCAATTCTGTTAATTGCATCTTTGATCGAGCTGCCAGAATTCGGTTTAAGTTCGCTTAGAAAACTTTTAATAACCCATCGTAGAGCCAGTAATAAAGCGGTCGCGATACTGCAAACGCCAACGCCAAATGCGACCCATTCGTTCGGTGTCATTTTTCAGAACCAACGCCAAACTCACCCTCAGACTTATCCAATGCTCTAGCTGCTGGACCAGCAAATGCTGCAATTGCAACTGATACAACTGGATCTAATCCCAATTCATTACTTGCTAAAAATGTCAAGAATGACACCAATACTCCACGAAAGTAAGACTTTAGGATTGACTTTTGTTTTTTAGTTAGTTTCATTTAATTGCCTTTCAGTAGTGGGATGTCGAACTTATGACCTTTTTGATTTGGCTTAAAAGAGATATGGATATGTTTATCATGTGGGTTAATGCCGCGATATTTGACCCATCGCCACAATGATCTTTTTGAACATATTTTCCTGCTAAAAATTATGTAAGATATACGCTTATCTTTTTTTGCTGTGAGTCGAAGCTGATCTGCCAAAGCATGAGCAATCCCTTGTTCGTTAGAAAGCCCAGCGTCAATATCGAGCGCACAAACTTCGGCTGTGTCTGGTCGTGGGTTGTGATCCGACTTGGTTGTTCGTAATGCATGTTTAGAATCACCAATCCACCCATCGCTGCGCTTATCGCGATCCATCCATGTTTCATTTATCTGGTCGCGTAGCGTTTCAGCAGCTTTGGATAAAAATGGCTTCATTAGCCAAGAATCATTTTAAGTTCATCAACAGTTAAGCCAATGCGATCTAAAATTGCTTGCTTTTCAGCAGCCTTTGCTTCTGCTTCCGCTTTTCTTGCTACTGCATTAGCTGCGTCTAATTCCATTTGAGCAATTTCCTCAGCAGTTGCATCTCTGACAATTTCCTCGCCAGTTTCACAATTAACAATTTTTACTTGTGGTTTAGATTTTGTCATTTTATGATACTCCGTAAAGTAGGGCTGTTCCTGCAAAAGATGTTGAATCTGTGCGGATTTCTATACTAGAAATTGCTGATGTTTGGTTATATGCGTGATTTGCTTGGAATAATTGCATATTTGCTGGAGTAGTTTCATTATTGGCAATAAAATAAGTAGATGCAATTTTCCAAGTGGTTGTGTTTGTATAATCCCAAATATCTGTTTTTAATAGAAATGTAGATGTGCCATTATCTAAGCCAGTTGTTGTCCACAAATCGTTATTAAATGCGGTATTTGATACACCCAAAGTGTAACCTGTGTAATGCCTATTTGCTCCGGTATCACCATTCATTCTAAGATGAAGTGAATAACCATCTTGTGCTGGATCAGCATTTCTAATAATAAGTTGTAAATTTTTATATGTTTGCGGAATTGATGAAAGTGTTACGGATGTGCCAGTTAAAGTAGTTGTGCTTATTAAAGTCATTCCACCTGATGTAAATGTTTCCCAAACAGGAGCAGTTGCACCAGAATTTACTCTTAAAAATTGTCCAGCAGTGCCAAGTGCTAATCGAGTCTTTGTATTTGCAGTTGATGACCTATATGAAATATCTCCAAGAGTTGTTTCAGGATTAAGATTTTTTGTTGTAGTATCAATTGCAGTTCCAAGTGTGCGGATCGCACTTGCACCATCTTTAACTAGATCGGTGTCTGCTGGTGTTGTCCAGCTATAATTGGTGGTAGTTGGCATTTTATCCTTTTCCTATCAGGCTACTATTGTAGCGTATTCCCAAGTCAATGTTGGGTCTAAAGTGTTCCATTTTTCAGCTATTGGTGTGGTATTCCAACGCATTGCTACTTGGCTAAATTCAACTGGTGAAACATTGATGGTCAAAAACAACTCATTGAATCGAGTGCTCCATGACCAACCTTCAACATAACCTTGAAATGACCCACCTGATATTTGAGTAGGTAAATTTCTAATATCAACTGGCATCCCCATAAATACGCCTAATAAGGCATCTCGATCCGAGTTATCAATTTCTGGGTTAGTTATTGGAAAAGTGATTGATTGAAATACTGGTCGAGGATAGGCTCTTTGAGTAATGTATCGATCGGCTACTGCCTGAGCATCAACGGCATCATGCAAAACTGAATTAATTGATTCTGCTTTATAGCCATATAGGGCAATTGATGATGCACTTGTAGCTGTCTTTTGAGATCCATAATTGTTGCCATAATTTATGTAAATATCATTTCGAACATCGCCAGATCTCATTACTGTTGATAATCCAGCACCTAGAGCTTCATTTGCACTTAATTCGACATAGCCATTGGTAAGTAAATAATTCTGTCTGTGATCGGCATCTGCGTAACCGATATTCCCTTGATTATCCTCATATAAATATCCAAAAGCTGAATTGGCAATTAAAGATGCTATATTGTAAATGTTATCTGGATTTGCGCCGCGATTTTCCATTGTATAAAGACCCGGTTTATCAATTTGACCAAGTCCAAGATTTACTGCATTTGCCCAAGTTTCTGTCGCTGAATATGTAGCCCAAGTAGAAGCTGCTGGCACATCTGTCCAGGCCCCGAGTAATACACTTGAAAGCAAAGCATAAATTTGATTACCATCCTCATCTTGTGAGATTGTTCCATTATAAATTTCTTTTGCAATCTTGGCTAAAGTTCCCATCGCAATAAGGGTGTATTGGACAACAGTTCCAATTGCTCCTGTAGCACCTACTTCAACAATTACATCAGTAATATCTCCACCGAAAACATTGACATAAGATCCAGATGAGTTTTTAACTTGCAAAGATAAACTGTCATTAATATCAAAAGGTAAGGTTTGGCCATTCAAAGCGACCAAAGTTATTTGAACATAAGATGGAGCGGGTTGAATATAAATATCATCGCGACCAGCCTGATGCTGGATGTCGCTTATTGAGATATTGGTATAATCAACTCCATCGACAGTTAATTTCCAAACTGGACTCCAGACTGTCAATTTATCCTAATTCCATTTCCACTAAATACCGGCACACTACGAGCTGCGCTTTGATTAACCACTTTTCCAACAGCTCTAGCTGCACCTTCACCATCAATTGCACTTACATAAATGTTAGTGACGCTTGGATTGCCTGAACCATATGTAAAGTTTGAACTACTACTTGGGACTTTTGGCAACGATGATTTACTGGCTGATGGAGCAGGATTTGGTAATGATCCTATATTTACGCCCGGAATGATATTTACGACTCTAATAAGTTCATTGGCAAGTGATACAACTAAACCAATTGCTTCTCTTAAAAATGTGATAAATCCTTGAATAATGCCAATAACTGATCCAATTGCTTTACCAAATCCCTCAGCACCTCTTTGAGTTTCAGCAAGTCCAGCACTTAATCCTTGATCTCCAGTTAAACCAGCAATAAATGCATTGAGTGTTGGAATACCACGATCATTCAAAAATGTAATAAATTGCTCAACGGCTGGTAATAAAGCAACGCCTAAACTTTCCTTAGCCTCATCAAATCCAACTTTTAAGCGATCAATTTTCCCTTGAAATGTTTCAGCATTAGCAGATGCAGCTCCACCATAAAGATCAGATAGTTTTTGTTGAACTTCTGTAAAAGTCATGGTCTTTAATTCAGCAGCTGATAATCCAAGACCTAGTCTGCCTAAAGCAGTTGATTGTCCATCGTGAGCCTTACCCAAAGCATTAGCAACTGTTTCTAAATCTTTACCAGATCCTTTACTTATATCTAAAGCCAAAGCCAATAGTTTTTGAGCTTCTTCAGTATTCTTTGTAGATACGGCTAATCTTTGCATGGCTGGTCTTAATTGATCATCAGCAACGCCTGTGGCTAAAGATGTCTGAAGGATAAAGTCCTCAGTTGCCTTTATTTGGCCTTCTGTAGCCCCTGTGGCCTGTTTTAAGGCATTGGCTAACCTTAACTGTGCCTGCTCATCCTCTATCGCTGCTTTGACCCCGTCAATGGCTAATTTCGTGCCATAAGCAACGGCAGCAGCAGCAGCAACCGCAAATGCGGCAGCGGCCTTTTTTCCAAACTCTGAAATTTTGCTGGAGTTATCTTCAACAGCCTTATCAGCTTCACCTAACTTCTTTTTTAAGTCATCAACATCAGCAAGGATTGATAACTTTAATGTGCGATTACCGGTTGCCATTAGACCCATTCCTTAATAATGCGATCAAAACTTTGTTCCCACTTATCAATCAATTCAGGCTGAATTCTACGAAGGGTTGGATATATGAACCATCCGCGAGATCCACGACCTTGCCGTCCCGAATAACTAGGAAACTGTTTGAATTTATTTGAACCAAACTCAATGCCACCCCATAGGGTTTGTGTAGTAGCACCACCTGAAAACTTTTGTCTAGCGAATCCGTAACTGAATTCACCGATCTTGCTTGATTTAGAGATGCTAACGCCATCCGCGACTCTCTGCGCAACCTTGCCAGCCTTTGTTCGAGTTCCAGCTGCCTGCTTAATTTCCTCTGATGCAAAATACGCCAAAGCAGCAGATTGACGGCGTGCTTCCTCTGTTGCTTGGTCATCCATAAGTTTGAAAGCCTTGTAAATATCGCGCAGATCTTTTTTGTTATAGGCGATTGTTTCATTTGCCATTCCTCTGCTCCAATACTTCTATAGCTGTATAAATGTCGTCTGCGTCAACCCATTCTCTCATTGGTATTTGTGTGGCTATTGCCAACTCAACCAATAATCGATTTAGGCTTCCTGCTGGATGGCTTTTGGGTCTGCATCACCGACTTCTGCAATTTTGCAATTCTCGACAATATCCATCCATGCTTCAAAAGGTCGGATCGGTTTATCAGAAGTCCGTTTGATTGCGCTGTGGGCTAAAAATAACATGTCCCACATTCCAACATAACCATCGGAACTCCATTTAGTAATAACTTTTCCTGATGCCTTTTCCCATTTCGCAAACTCAGGCGGTTGGGCAACAACTGTTACTTCCTCGCCTGAGTTATATTTAATTGTAAGTCCTAGTTTCATTTTTTGCTCCCGTTGTTAGATCTTAACTAAATGTTTCGGTAACTTCGCCCTTTGAAACTTTCCATGTGAAAGTAACTGTCTGAGCATCCATTCCTGATCCACCAGCTGTTGGGTAATCAAGTAAGCAAGGAAACACAAATTGTGCACCTGTTGCTGTTGTTAATGTTACTGAAACTGTTGCATCTGGGCTAGTGTCTAATGCTGTCCAAATTGCTTCGCATACTGAATTGGTCTTGCCCCAATCAGCAAGCATTTCCAAAACAAATTCTGCTTCAACATTTGTTGTCTTGTATGCCTCACCATCAAGTGTTTGATACACCTGACGATCGACAGTTTTTGTTAAAATCGCGCTTGTTGCTTGTGCTTCGATGTCTGTTCCACCTGTGAAAGACAACGAAA